TCAAGGATGAACGTAACGCAAGTCTATGATCTGTTCCGTGCGTTGATCGACGAGTCCGATGAGACCTTCCTCACCGAAGCACAGGCGGAGTCCTACCTAGCGCAGGGCTACCGTGAGTTTCGGCAGATGGTGTACTCGGTGGATCCTGACATCTACAACGAGCACTACCTGTTCACAGGCACGGGCAAGACCTTCAGCTTGAACGGCACGCTTCTGGGTCCGGGTGCGACGAATCGCATGGAGCGGTTTCTGCGCTTGGGTCAGATCGACAGCATCGCTGGCAATGAGGTGCAGTACTACCTCGAGGCAACGCCGTCACAAGAGCAACTTGAGCGTGAGCAGGGTGAATACTGCCTCAGTGGCCGCACGCTGGTCTTCAGTGACAGCCGCACTGACTTCTTTAGGATCGAGTACGTTCCGGCTAGCACGGTCAACTGGGCGCTGCACGGGCCTGCGGACAACGAGTACATCGACGACCTACAGGATCAGCATCCTCTGATCGCTCTGCTAGCGGCGCAGTACTACCAGATCCGTGACGGGGCAACGAACCCGGTGTTGCAGAACCAGCTCGCCGTCAAACGGTTAGACCTTACCAACTACCTGACGCAGGGGCGCAACCAAGCAGGGTCGCACTACATCACACCTCAAGTTGAATTTTATATGGGCTGACGATGGCGACACCAGGCACTGACGTTGAACTAATAGCCGGTGGAACCGAGGGTCGTCCTGCGGAGCGTGGTCGATGGGTCCAAAACATGTGGCGTCCAAAGGGATCGCCAAACTGGCAGACGCGGCCCGGCTTTGGCCAGATGACGCAACTGGATACGACACTGCGTTCAGGCATCTCGACCGAGTGGGGTATCTCAAAGCATCTTGGTTCGCACCTTGTCCAAACTACATGGGGCGCCGAGCAGATTATCTCCGTCTTCTTGGTCAACGCCCGGACGGGTACAAACACAACTGACTCCTCGAGTCGGTGGGGTACCTACTACAGCGTCAGCATCTACGACACCAACACCGGCAACCATTACGAGCAGGTGCTGTTTCGGCACACGTCCGAGAATAAGACGGCGGCGTTTGGTAAGTTCAACAACCCACGCATGTACAACTGGTACGGCAACTACGAAACCAACGAGACGTACGATAACCAGTCGTTCCTGTTTGGTGTCGACGAGCCGTTCTACTTCACGCTGTTCCAGAGCCGGCTGTACTTCGGCAATCGCTTCACGGGCCTGCTCTGTTACCAGCCGGTAGATATCCGAGAGTCTCGAGATCAGACCGTAGACTCGACGGAGCTGGTACACTGGGTCAAAGGCTACAGCGAGGACTGCTTGGTCACACAGGTCGTTCCTGTGGACGGGAAAGCTATTGATGCGCTGGTTTACTTGCAGGCGGCTAACATTCCGGCCCCTGTAGCAGTTGCAGTGCTGGGCAATCGATTCGTCATAGCGACTGAGGATACGCTGCTGTTCTCGGATGCTAACAGCCCGAACAACTTCATCGATGGTAATGGCGTGGTGGTGCCGTCGCAGAACCCGGTTGTCGGCATGGCGGAGGTGGGCATCAACCTGATGGTGTTTACCGAAAGCGAGACCATGCTGTTCCAGCCTAGCCAAGGTGGGCTTGTAAGCCCCGGCCGGTTCACGGTGGTCAGCCGCAACGTGGGGTGCTTGTCGCCACGAGCAATCACGTCGGTGGGGTCTACGGTGTTCTGGGCAGATACCAACGGCATCTATACCACCAGCAACGGGCTCAAGATCGATGAACTGTCGCAGCCGATCAACGACTTCTTCAAGGGTGGTATCACTTGCCCGCTCAACAATTACCTGACGGCATCCGGCGCAGCGAGCCCCTCAACGGATGAGCAGCCACGCACGCTGTACAGGCAGAGCGACGAAGAGGATGTCAGCATTGCATTCAGTCAAGAGTACGAGGCGCTGTTCGTGTCGTACCCTAACTCCAATGCGCTGTGGTGCTTCAACCAAGGCGGCTGGTCGCTGTGGCCTGTAGAGTCCACGGTCAAAGAGTCAGGTGGTGCAGCGGTTGTCGGGGTGCAGCAGAACATCACACAGCCGTACGTGGTGACGGGCACTCGTGAAGTGTTCCTCATCGGCTCGGTGGATACCGGAACATTTACTAGCGCAACGACTCGAGCTGAATCGATCTACAACGCAAGCTACTACGTTATGCAACTTGGGCGGGGTGGCGCACTCGACCGATCGGTACTCAATGAAGATCAGCGTCTAGTCTACGGCCAGTTCAACAAGCGCCTGACGAGCGCTGCCGGTGACTCAAGGGCTTACTTCGGAAAGCCGTCATACGATGCAGCAACCTCTAAGTGGTTGATCCCGCTAGAGATTGTGCCGGACTACAGCGGTGGCATGGCGCAACCGACAAACGTTAGTTTCAAGTTTGGGTACGACAGCGCTCGCTGGACTCCCGCAGCATCAGCGATCATTCCACCTGAGCGGTTCTATCTGTCGGTAGCTGCGGCGCTTACCTATACGGTTGACCCAGCAACCAGCACGATCACGATCACGGTGGCATCTGCTTCGCCGCTTAACTTCGCCAGCAAGCAGCGTAATCCGTTCCTGCTCATCCCGATTGCTCCGGCTAACAGCGCGCAGACGCTACTGGACTATGGGTTCGACTTCACGGTGGGCGGAGCGGTGGCTGAACTGAGCGATGGCGTGAACACAAGCGACATGAGCGTGTACGTTTGGAACCAGCACTTTGGCCCGCTCAATGCGGACGACTCTGTGGCGCAGCCGGTGGACTGGGCATACAAATCACAGCAGATCGGGATTGAGGGAGCTGACCACGTCAAGGCTCGGGGCGTGTTTGCTCGCATGGTCTCGCATGGGTCGGGCACCTCACCGCTGTCGCCTAACTGGGTATGGGGTGTTTACAACACACTGCTGGGCTCGGACTTCAAGGGCTGGGTTAGCCAAGTTATCGACTTCTCAAGCGGCATCGTAAATGTCGCAAACAAATTTACGTTGCGCACTCGGTACAAAGACTCATCGACAAATACGATGGCCTATCGACGGTTCAATGGCTCACCGAAATATGGCGAGTACCTGGTTGACGACGAAGAGCATGACACCATCGCCACGTCCGACAGCGTCAAGGGAGCGTACCTGTCCTACATGCTCTTCGGCTTCATGCGTGACCGAGCAGAGAAGGTGGAGCTTGCGAGCGCTAAGGCGGTGGTCCGGCAGGGTGGCACACGTCGAAGGACGGGTCGATGAGCCAAGTAGTCGAGACGCAGGCACCAGAAGATGCTGACCTTGTCGAGATCGACGAGAACGCTACGCTCAATCACAAGACCGACATCATCAACAAGCTCGGCACTGAGATCATCATGCCGGGGCAGGTCTACGACCAGAAGCAGAAACTGGACTACGGCGGGATGCTCATGTCCGGTAACCAAGGGGCGTTTGCGCTCAGCGGCTCAAGGACCACGGTCAAGGGCGCTCCGGGCGTCGTCATCAGCAAGCAGATCACTGTACCGGGAACGGCCATCCTATCGGGAGCGTCTCTCATCTGCGAGGGGAACACGCCTGCTATCTTGGTCAAAGCAACTGGTAGGCTGGTGCTCAATGACTGTCACATCGTCAAGGGCGACAACCTTCAGTCAGCGGTGACGGACGCCTACATCGTCGTCGAGGATGGCGGCTACCTCGTTGTGCAGAGCAGCATCTTCTACGGCAACCAAAGTAATACCGGACACCTCGTGTATAACTATGGCAATACCCTGAATGCTGCTGTTATAGGCTGTATCGATCTCAGCGACATCGTCAGTCCGTTCCATCACGTCCACCATTTGTATGTAGTACCATGAGCCTTAGAACGATTACCAAGCAGCAGTTCTCTGACGGTACCACGATTGATGGTAACCGCATCGAGCAAGCACTCCAAGAACTGGAGGAGATTTGCGATCAGGTGCCGGGCTATTACGTCAAGCGCCGGTTCGTGCAGAGCCAAATCACTGTTGGGTTCACGCCGTTTCAGAAGGCGCCATACAACGATCAAGTGCCTGCTCTGTCAGGCGGTGGGTTCATCACTGGCATCACCACCAATATTGAGCGCTGGAAAGGCTACAAGATCCTGAGTCAACCGATCGCCGATGTGGACAAGGTTGTGTTCTGGGAAACCTCCTTCATGATGAACAATCCTGGTATTCTACATGCTTTGGATTGCTTCATGGTTCAGCCGACCGGAAGCCCTACGCCTACCTACCAGCTGCCGGGTGGGGCCTCGTCGCCTTACAGCCCACCAGATGTGTCGGACGTGCAACTGTTTGCGGTGGTGGACTCGCCTTTCGTCGGTGAGGACCGAAGCCAGTCTGACGTGCTGATTCATAAGTACGGCATGGACATGGCCGCATGGCGCATCACGCCTATCCCAAGGACTAGCAGTACTCATGAGATGGTACCGGCCTACCCAGGTGGCACTGATAGCGGATGGGCTTTGACGCTAGACAACCTCAACCTGCCACTGCCTGAGCTTGCTCGGGTGCGCATCGCCTTGGCAATCCCGACCTATAAGGCGGCGACGACAGGTCGGGGGCAGTGGGGTGATACTCCGTGGACGACGTTCATCCCGTCGTTGACGGCAACTTTGCTGGAGCCGTTGTCACATGTCTAAGATCGGGTTCAAGCGCCTCAGCCGTGGGGTCAAACTGCTAACGGATCACATCCACGCACAGGTCCAGAGCGCACTGACACGCATCACCTCAACGGGTTTCGATCCGTCGGAGATGGAGTCAAACGCTGGCAAGTTCCGGGTCAACGTATCGCTGGGCAACATCACGCCAACGACGTTCTTTCAGACAGTGGACGGTGAGACTCTTATGCGCTCTTGTGCGGCGTTTACGCTGCCGCCTCCACAAGAAGCCTTCAGCACTACCGCAGTAGTTTCGCCGACCACGCCTGTGTACATTCTCGAGAGCGTGGGTCTTTCGATGGACACGCAGGCTACACCATTCGTTACAGTGCGGGCAGATGGCTCGTTGTCGCAGACCGAGGCGGACAAAGCGGCGTTCAACATCACCATCCAGCGCAAGCCTATGGATGTCTTCACTGGCTCCGCCATCACAGTGGGGAGTTTGCCTGCTGTATCACCGGAGATGACCAACGTTGTTCTATCTCTGGATTATCCTAACATCCTCTTCAATAGTGAATTTAACCGAGATAATCCTGGTATCCGTGATAATCTGGATACTCTATTCGATCCATATTCGGCATATCTTCTATCGGTAGAATGTGGCTCGTTTGCGGAGTCAGCCACCGAGTTGCGCATCGACAGCCTGCTGGTGACGTTGCAGTTCCGCACCAAGCTGCTTGCTCGAGACACGGGCTCGTCCATCCAGAACATGCCGCAGTCACCTGACTTGGCAGCCGCAGGGGCGCAGTACGGTCAGCGCTATATCAACCCCGAAACCATTACGACGCCCGCAGCAGGGGCGACTATTGTTGCAGACAAAACGGGTACAGACGATGGCGTCTCAGGGGCGCTAGCAAAGACGGATGTGAAGTTCCTGCGTGGGCTACTCGGTGGGTACACAGATCGATCACGCCGGTTCGGCTTCAGCAACATTAAGAACGACGCAGCATACGAGGTTATCTCGGTGCCGATGTGGAGCAACGGTTGGTACTGTAAAGGGGCTCAGCCAGCTGCGGATGGAGATGCAGTCCTGCTCGAGAAGTTGCCTTTCGTTGGGGCGTCACCGTTCAACGCACTAACCATGGATCGCCGCCTGATTCCGATCCGGTTTCCGTTTGTGGTTCATCACGTCATCGCGTTCTGCAACTACAGCGGGAAGTTGACTTCAGTCCCAGCAGACAAAGCAATCGACTACAGCACTGTTAACCAGTGGTCGTCGGTGGCTTCAGGTACACTAACGCACTCAGTTGGGGTGGGCATCGGCACGGGCATCCGTGGTGACCTGACCAGCTCACGCAACGTGGCCTACGCACAGTGGACGCGCTCTACAATTGATCAGTACCGCATCAGCCGAAACGAGTACCGTGACCCGACGAACGGCAAGTCGTACTGTCAGGGTGACCTACTGAGCATCCCTTTGGTTTATGCCGCAGGATCACCGGGCTCGGGATACAACAGCACCGTCAATGCTGCGCTCGATGACACCGGGCCTCCAGTGTTTGTGGGCCAGACGAACAGCTCAGACTTGGCACGGGCTAACATGGCCGATCTGCCCAATGGAGCGAACACAGCCTTGGCGCAGGACGGTTACGAGCAGTACCTAGACGTGCGCTGGGGGATCCAGCAAGGAAGCCTGACCGGGCTTGATGGCATGGACAATTCAGAAGTCATTATCGGTCAGGGTGGTTTTCAAGTATACATCATTGGCAAGAAGCATCTTTGTTAGCGGGAGTATGACATGGCACGCAGGACGTACACGCAGGCGCAGCAAGAATTTCGCAATCAGTTAGAGCGAGAAGGTCGTATCAATATGAACCAACCTGCTCAGCAGACGCAGTCCAGTGGCCCGCAGACTTATGGCACCGCCGCCGGGACCGCGTCTGGTGGTCGGGCGCCAGATACGTCGTCCTATGATCCCTTGATCCAGTACCAAGAGCAGCAGCGACGACTCCGGGCAGAAGAAGGCCGGGAGATGGATCGCATGCTTCGGATGCTGGAGGGCGAGCCTGATCGCCTGCGTGGTGAGCAGCAAACAGCAACGCAAGAGATGCGGCGTCAAGCAGCGCTGCGCATGGCTCAGCAAGGCGGCCGTGGTAATGTTATTGGCGCCATGTCGATGGCCAAAGGCGTTGGGCAAGAGGCTGCTAACATCGGCACACAGTTTGGTTCACAAATCCGTGATGCTGCACGGCAAGCGGCGCAGGCCCGCATCGAGCGCAAGCAGCAAGAGATCGAAAGCATGGCGAAGGCCGGGGTTGATACCGAGCGGGTAGCAGCTGAGTTACGGACGATCCTTGAGCGCAACAGCGCTAGTACGTCAAACAAAGTAGGCCGAATGTTCGGATTGGACGTTGGACAAGCAGCAAGCCCAGAAGCTCTTGTCGCCGAGGTCAACGCTCTTGAGAGAACAACTCGGGATCCTTTGGCTTTGCAGATGATCCGCCAGTTCAAGTCAAACATTGAGCAGGGCATGGATCCGTTCGCCGGCATGGCGCAGGCATAGGAGTAAGTCATGGGTCGGGTGTTACCAGGGCTGACAACTAGGACCGGGGCTGTGAGCGTAGCTGATAGGCTCGGCACCACCAGCGACCAAAAGCTGCAAAATGCATTGCGTAGGGCTGCCTTCCAAAAGGCCGAGGAACGCAAGACGCCTGAAGGCATGCTCAAGTTTATTGGGCAAGCGGCTCAGACTGCTGGGCAAGTTGCTGGTGCGCTCGACAAAGCGGGCACGCTGATCGGGAAACTGCCTCTTTCAGATGCTCTTAGAAACGCAGCGGCGGCCAAAGCATCTAAGAAGATGGTTATGCCTCAGGTCAGGGAGACGGTCGAGCAAGTTGCAGGGGCTACCGGCTTGGGCGAGGGGGCTCCAGTCACCCCGCAGACTGCTGAGATGATCCGGCAAACTAGCCTGCAAGGGCCACAGGGCAGGGTCGCAGCGCAGGCGCTAGGCGCAGAAGCAGCACAAGATATTGCAATGCGGCAAGAGCGTGGTCTCAGTGCGGCAGCTGAGTCAGAGTTGGATCGGCGCACGCAGGAAATGCGGCAAAATATTGTACCCGGTCGTTTAGGGTATACCTCTGAAATGTTGCTCGAGGCTGCGGATCGTGAGTTGCAAGCAGGGGCAAGAGACATCAACGTTGCTATGGAAATAGCAAAAGACAA